CGCGGTGTAAGCAATAGACTAAGATTGTATTCAGTGAGAGGCATGGTGCAGCTCACAAACCGGAGAAAAACGAATGACACAAGCTCAACAAATAGACCGAATTGTAGAGTTAGAGGCTCAGATTGCTGGCCTAAAAGCTGCCCAGCAGTCTCTGATAACTGACTTCAAAAAAGCAGGTGCTGGCAAGTACAAAGGCAACAACGGCATCCTGACAGTATCCGTAGCAGAGCGTAAGACGCTGGACATGAAAGCGGTCAAGCTCAAGCTGTCACCACAATTCATCAGCGCTCACACCAAGAAGCAGGAAGTTGTCAGCGCCCGAATCACCGTTCGAGTCTAGGAGGAGCCAGATGACAATCAAGGCCAAGAAAGTATTCGAACGGGAAGACGGCTACACTGAGTACGAGGTCAAGGTTGCTGGTAAGTATTACAGCATCGAGCGGTGGCAAGGTATGTTCTCAGTAGGAGAATGGTTCGAAGGCCAAGACAATCAATTCAAATCACTCAGCGCTGCAATCGCGGCGCTCAAGGATTAGGTGTTGCATTAGTGTAAGACCTGTGTATAATACGAATCATGGAGCTGCGCGGTGCGGCTCCTTTTACGGAGAACGCGAATGTTAGATGTCTTTACAACTTCAACTTACGAAGAAATACGAAGAGCCACAGTTGACGGTTACGTTGACTTTGATGTCCTTGATCGACAACTGTTTGAGGACATTCAGGACAAGCTCACTCACCCAGATAACTCAGACGCTGCACACAATGTTATGTATGAGGCTTTCAATCTTTGCGCTGACGCTGGAGAAATCACCAATGCTCTTATGTCATTCATGAATAGCGGTTCGCTCGACAGCGCTCAGTTTGCTCGCAAGATAATGCAGGAAGCTGTTGATAAAATGACCCGTGACGAAATTCAGAAGATCGCGGAGGCTCAATAATGAAGATAGTAAAAGAAAGCCTGTACGCAGCAGCAACCACAATTCTGTTTATGTTTATGCTCATAATGCTGTTAAACGGAATATTCTCGACAGATCCCTACTACAGCGATGCTTGTCAAGGACGCAAAGCGTGGGAAGCGACAGGGCATGACTATGTAGGCATTCCGGCAGGATCTGAGCATTGCGAGCCGTGGAAGCCAACTTATAGATGCGGTAGCGCCTGTGTCAATTGAGCTAAGGCCACACCAGAAGACCGCAGTTGACGCACTACGCGCCAGCTTGCGGTCAGGCCATAAGAGGCCGGTATTGGCAGCGCCGTGCAGTATGGGCAAGACGCACATTGCGGCCTACATCCTGATGAACGCTGTGGAGAAGAACAAGCACAATCCAGACTATCGGGCTGTGTTTTTCGTAGACAGGTTGAAGCTGCTGACTCAAACAACGCAGGTTTTCGATAGCTGTAATTGCAGCTACAGCGTGATGCAGGGCGATGACCCGCGTTATGATCCGAGGAAGCAGATACAGATTGTAAGCATCCAGACGGCTCTGAGACGCAAGCGGTTCGGTTTTGACATTGCAGTAGTAGATGAGTGCCATACGCTCTACAAAGGCGTGACAGAGCTTATGAGGCGCTTAACCGGCATACCGTGGATTGGCCTGTCTGCTACGCCGTACAGCAAAGGCATGGCCGCTGAAGGCTTGTACGATGATCTGATCGTCACTTGTACGCCAAGAGACTTGATTGATGAAGGCTGGCTTACGCCAACAGAATATTACGTCGGCAGGTCAGTTGACGCATCTGGCATCAAGACAAAGGCGCTCAGCACAGGAGGCAGCGACTATGATCCGAAGGCTCTGGGCCAGAAGATGCTGGATGATGACACGCTGGCTGGCGATATCGTGCAGAACTACGTCAAGCACAGCAACGGGCTCACCAGACGCGCTCTGTGCTTTGCTCCGTCCATAGCCTACAGCAAGAGCCTAGTTGAGCGTTTCAACTCTGAGATCGGCTCTGAGATCGCCGTCCACGTTGATGGCTATATGGATCGTGAGCTACAGAACTACATCTTTGAGGACTTCAAGCGCGGAGACTATAAGATTCTGGTCAACTCCAAGCTGACCAACACAGGCTTTGACGATACTGGCATTGAGATCATCATTGACGCCTACAAGACCAAGAGCCGCATTGCGTGGATTCAAAGAATCGGAAGGTGCTGGCGGATTCATCCCGGCAAGGAGAAGGCCACGGTGCTCGATCATGCTGGTAACCTTGAACATTTCAATTGCTTTCCAGAAGACATCATCCCGCATGAGCTGGATTCAGGTGATCGCAGATTTGACGAGAAGAAGCAGACCAAGCAGGAGGAGCGCGAGCCAATAGTCCGGCCTTGCCCAGTATGCCGTAGTGCTATGACAGGCAGGCGCTGTAAGGCTTGTGGACACGTTTTGCCTAGCGATGTGCCTGTGCTCAAGGATAATGGCGAGATGCTGGTGAAGGCTAAGAATATGTCACCAGCGGCCCAGAGAAGAGCCACACTGACAAAAGAGGACAAGCAGGCGTGGTACAGCAGCTTCCTGTGGTATGCCAAGCAACAGAACTACAAGCACGGCTGGGCCTATCATAAATACATCGAGGCTATGAGCTGTGCGCCCAATGGTCTCAAGCAGGTAGAAAAGGAGCCGCTACCAGAGGCTGTAAGATGGATTACTTCTAGGAACATACGTTACGCCCACAGGCGTGACAAATGAGCGTCAGCAGGCGGTGCGTTGGATTTCTCCCGAAAAACACCTGCAGTCAGAGCAAGCCTACCGCCAATTCGTGGCAACTCCAGCTTGTGATCTGACCGACTGGCCCACGCACGGGCTTTTTAACTTATTTTGGTGAAAGTGTGAAAAAGTGTTGACTCTGTGTGATATGCCAGTAGAATGGGAACCATAGAGCGGCGCGGTGCTGCTCCTTTGAGGAGAAAAACGAATGAGCGAGCAATTCTACAACTGGTTAGGTCAGCGTATCGAAGACTATGAAGCTGCCCGTGAGCGCGGCATCAAGGCATATCAGACCCGTCTTGCGCGTGTGGCGGCAGAGCGGAATGATGGCATTGAGCCAAACATATCCAGCGCCGGATTCCACGCGCCTATCGAAGGCTACCGTTGGGAAACTGACGAAGGCAGCAATGTTTACTTGAAAGGTCAATTTCTGCCGTGGCCGGAGGACGAAGATCACGCGAGCCATAAGCTTGGCGCATTTTCACAGGACCATAGAATTACAGACGTTCCTGTAGACCGTGCTGAAGATTTCATCAGCCATTTTAACGCTTTGCCGCAGGTGCAGAAGAAACTTATCGGCGTAGGCACTGGAGCGCATTATGAAGGCGGTTCCGGTACGCTTTGCTACGTTTACGTCAGCAAATGCCCAAAGGACTTAATCGAAGCGATTGAGGATTACCTCATGGGCGACATCTACAAGCTGCAGCGTCTGGCTCAGGAAAAGACAGAGCAAGAGCTTGCTGAGCGCGATGCGGTCCACGCGGAAGGAGAAGATGTTCCTGAAGGCCGTCTGGTTATTACTGGCACTTTGCTTGCAATGAAATGGCAGGAGAGCTACTACGGCAGCACTCTCAAGATGCTTGTTCAGGATGACCGTGGCTTCCGCGTCTGGGGAACAGTGCCATCAAGCCTTGATGCTAACCGCAATGATCGCATCCAGTTTACTGCGGCAGTCACGCAGTCAGACAAAGATTCTAAGTTTGGCTTCTTCAAGCGTCCATCCAAAGCAACTGTATTATCAAGCGCGGCTCAGGCCGCGTAGGAGGCGATAGAAACGAATGTGGTATGACCAAGTATTAGACCGTCTGGACAAGGTAAGACGGCGCGGAGAAGAGAGCTGGACTGCCTGTTGCCCGGTTCACGATGACAAGAATCCCAGCATGACCGTCAGCGTGAAGGACAGAAAGCTGCTGATGTATTGCTTTGCCTGCGGCGCTAAAGGTGATAGTGTGGTAGAATCCATAGGTCTAAATGCAAGTGCGCTGTTTGAAGACAGTAAAGAATTTGACGCTGATCCGCATTATCTTCTGAAGAAAACACAGGAAGATGATGATTTTCTCATTGCGATATATCAAAGCGCAAAGAGATCAGGAGAGCGCATCAGGCACAAGGATCACAAAGCCTACATGGAGGCTATGGCCCGTAGGCATAATCGAACTGAGGCTGGCATAGCTCAGACAATTATCCCAGAGACACAGCAAGAGTTTCTCTAATGGCGCGACCAGAGAAAGTATTTACCGATGATGAGGTAGCCGAGGTTGAAAGGCTTGCACCATCATTAACGCAACAGCAGCTTGCGGATTATTTCTGTATTAGCGTCAACACGTTAAAGGAAATAATGAAGCGGGATAGCAGAGTTTCTGATAGTTATAAGCGTGGCCTGACCAGAGCCGGGATAATTATGGTTGAGAAGCTCTATGACAAGGCGATGGAAGGCGATCATCCAAGCATGAAGCTCTGGCTGTCTCAAAGGATGGGATGGACCGAGAAGAGCCGTCAGGAGATATCAGGCCCAGAGGGAAGGCCGATTGAGAAGGACTACCACGTTACCATTGAGGTAGTGAATCCGGGAGACCTAGACTGAATCTGCAGATCGCTCCAAAGCTGTTACCAGTGCTTGAGGCTAAACAACGCTTCATTGTGGTCTACGGCGGCAGAGGCAGCGGCAAAAGCTATGGCCTAGCATCCCTGTGTCTTCTAAAGGCACTGCGCGGCCAGAAGATCGGAGCCTTCCGAGAGTTTCAGAACTCCATTGATGACTCGGTACACAGCCTGCTGGCCTCGCAGATAGAGAGCTACGGGCTTGAGGACTTTGAGGTCCAGAACAATCAAATACTCTTCAACGGTGAACCTAGCTTTAAATTCAGAGGTTTGGCTCGCAACGTGGAGGCGGTCAAGTCGATGTTCGGATTCAACCTGTTCTGGGTTGAGGAAGCGCAGACAATATCTTTCGATAGTCTCAAGGCTTTAACTCCTACTCTCCGAGAGCAGGGCAGTCAGATATGGCTGTCGGGTAATCCACGGTCCAGCACTGATGCTTTCTCTGAGAGATTTATTAAGCCTTTCGAGAAGCAGCTCAACCGTGATGGGATATATGAAGACGATATGCACCTAGTGATAAGGATGAACTACGAAGATAACCCGTGGTTTGTGAAGACTCCGCTAGAACAGGAGCGGATACATGATCGGCAGAACCTACCCAGAGCTATGTACGAGCACATCTGGGAAGGCAAGCACTTAGATACGGTGCAGGACAGTATCATAGAGCCTGACTGGTTTGATGCCGCGATAGACGCGCACAAGAAGCTGGGATGGAAGCCAGAGGGTGCTTTGCTTGCTTCGCACGATCCATCGGATGAGGGCGGTGACAGTAAGGGTTACGCGCTGCGCCACGGCAACGTCATTCTGGATGTGTGTGAAAACTTAACAGGTGATGCCAATGAGGGTATGGACTGGGCCTTGGACAAGGCAGTAGCAGCTCAGGCAGACCACTTCATCTGGGACTGTGACGGTCTTGGGATAAGCCTCAAGCGACAAGTAGATCAGGCGCTTGAAGGCAAGAAGATGGAGTATCACATGTTCAAGGGTTCCGAGTCGCCTTATGACCCAGAGATGCCATACACGTTAGGTGGAAGCCAGAGAGCAAAGACTAATAAAGAAACCTTCTTTAACAAACGTGCCCAAATGTGGTGGACTTTACGGGATAGGTTTGAGGCAACGTATCGGGCTGTGGTGAAGGGCCAGTACATCAATCCAGAAGAGCTGATTAGCCTGTCATCAGACATTAATAGCATTGAGCAGTTGCGCTCTGAGGTTTGCAGAATTCCGTTGAAGCGCTCAAACTCTGGTAAAATCCAGATACTGAGCAAGATAGAAATGGCGAAGAAGCCGTATTCAATACCTTCTCCGAATATGGGCGATGCTTTGATGATGTCTATGCACTCGCCAAAACTTAAAAATGTGAAACCTGTAGAGATAAATTTCTCAGGATGGAAGAATTATGGCTAGTTATGATGATGGCAAAGAGCTAGAGGATCGCGGTGCGACTGAGGACGATCTTGCCTACAAAGCAGATTACGAGGAGCATCAGGACGTTATCGAGCTGCTGGATAAGTGCCAGCAAGCAGACAAGGACAACCGTGAGCGCGTCAGAGAAGCTCATTTGTTCTTAGATAAGCGTGATGGTCAGTGGGAGCCGTACTGGTGGAACTCTAACGAAGCCAAGCCGCGCTATACGTTCGATATGGTTAATCCCATAGTGGATCAGGTTGCCTCTGAGATAGAGCAATCCGACTACGACATCCGAGTATCTCCAGCTGGAGGCGATGCAACTAAAGACCTTGCCGTTGCCTATGACGGCATCATCCGCAACATTGAGCAGATGTCTAATGCCAAGACTACTTATGCCCAGTGCGCTCGCAATATGGTGATCGGCGGGATGGATGGCTGGCGCGTGGTCCAGAAATACGTTGATGACAATAGTTTCGACCAAGACCTAGCTATTGAGCACATAGGAAACTTTGTAGATCGGGTGTGGTTTGATCCCGCAGCAGAGAATCAGGATAAGTCCGACAGTCGTTATGCCTTCGTGCTTCACGCAATGGCGAAGGATGAGTACGAGGCCAGATTCCCTGAAGGCTCTGGTGAAAGCGTAGATGATGACCGGGAAGGCGAAGCATACTACGACAAGGCTGAGTGCATTGTGGTTGGTGAGTTTCTTTATCTTGAGTCAGAAGACCGCGAGCTGGTCATGATGTCGAACGGTCAGGTGCATGAGGTTAATGAAGACTTTGAGAAGGTTGTAGATGATCTTGCAGCCATTGGTGTAACTGAGGCAAAGCGCCGGACCCGCAAGAAGCACTATGTTTGCTCACGGTTCTTTGATGCGAAAGACTTCTTAGAAGACAAGAAAGAGACCGTATTTTGCCGAATTCCTGTGGTACCAGCTTACGCCAACTTCAAGATATTCGAGAACAAGACAATCTACTGGGGAGTAGTTGAGAAGCTGCTTGATCCGCAGCGGGTGATGAACTACAGCGTATCCCGTGAGATAGAGGAAGGTGCGCTTGCTCCGAGGGCCAAGTATTGGATGACAATGGCTCAGGCTTCAGGGCATGAGAAGCAGCTCCAAACGCTAAACACCAACGCTGATCCCGTACAATTCTACAACGTAGACCCAGAGTCACCTGCCGTGCCACAGCAGCAGGGAGGAAGTCAGGTCAATCCCGGACTAGCGCGGATATCTGAGTCTATGCGAGCAATCATAGGCCAGACGGCTGGTATGTTCGCTGCGAATATGGGAGACAATCCCGGTCTACAGTCTGGCGTTGCTATCAAGCAGTTGCAGGACCGTGGAACCAATAGCACGATGAAGTACAGTCGCGGCCTAGAGATTGCGGTAGCGGCTACAGGAAGGCTCCTAAAGGATGCTATACCAATGGTCTACGACACAGAGCGTCAGGTCAGGATACTCCGCGAGGATGAGTCCTACGATATGGTGCCTATCAATCAGAAGGTGATCGACAACGCCACAGGCGAGATTGTCACCGTCAATGATCTGCAGGTTGGAACCTATGACGTTACCTGTCGGGCTGGACCTAGCTTCCGCAACCGTCAGCAGGAGACCATCGAAGCAATCACAACGCTGGCTCAGACTGATCCAAGCCTGATGCAGATCGCTGGTGATTTGCTTCTGCAGAATATAGCCACACCTGCAGCATCACAGATTGCAGAGCGCAAGCGGATACAGATGATTGCTGCCGGATTGATCCCGCAATCCCAGATGACCGAGGAAGAGCTGCAAGAGATGGCCGCTAAGATGCAGGCGCAGGGACAACAACAGGCTCCTGATCCCGCAATGGTGCTCGCGCAGGCAGAGCAGATGAAGGCTCAGGCTGACATGATGAAGGCCCAGATAGACGCACAGAAGGTGCAGAACGACACCTTGAGGATACAGCTGCAAGCCCAGAACGATCAAAACGAGCTGGTAGCCGAGCAAGCCAAGACGCAAGTTGATGTCTTCAACGCCCAAACCAATCGCATAAAGGCGCAGGTAGAGGCTGAGAAGGCTGGCGCAACAATAGACCACACCAACATCAAGGCATTTGGTGATCAGCTAGACAACCAAGAGCAGATGACCGATATGATGGATGAGCAGGAGCGCAAGGCCCGGATGGCTATGATGTCTGACGCTGAGCTGATGAGAGTCGTCAACAATGGCTAGAACGGACCAAGAGCTTGCACAACTAGAGGCTAATCGCCGAGGGCTAAACACCAATCCAAGAAACTTGGGTTATGAGGCTGCGCCTACGTCATACAATCCGTTCAATCCTGCGTTCAGAGAGACCGCAAGATCAGCTCTAAATGACTTCTTTGGCGGTAGCAATATTGCAGGCAGAGAAGGTTATCGCACAGGCCAGCTAGTAGATACTGCGGTAGGAGCGATGGACTTCATTCCCGGCGTAGGCGATGCCGTTGGCGTAGGAGACCTGCGTCAATCCATTGGCTCTGGTGATCTGATAGGCACTGCTATAGACACCACGGCTTTGGCTGCTGGAATGTTGCCAATTTTAGGAGACGCTGCTGCAAAAGGTATAAAGGCAAGTGAAACCAGCCTAAGAAGTTACATCGATGTCCCGACAAGAAGCGATTACGGGCCGGTAGTACAGACCGCTGAGGCTGGCAGGATTGTTGAAACACCGCCCAGAGATTTTAGGAACGAAAAAGGTTACAGCACTAACCCGCTAATGGCTGCGACTGACTTACAGTCAAGACCAGAAAATATTGCAAAAGGATCGTATCGCGGTCTAGTAAACAGATACGAAACTGATCCAGACTTTGCAATGCGGGAACAGGCTCGACTGCTGGGCGGTAGATATACTCAGCCTGACAATTTGTTTATGCAATCTGCGACTTACGAAGACTTGCTAGGAAAGCCTCTGGTGATTTTGCCTGCTGACAAAACAATTTACGGAGAAGTTGATAGAGTATCTGGAATCGACATTGATCCAGTGCTGGTAGAAGGAGGCCCGCAGCATTTAGACAGATATGGTAACTGGATGAGCATGGGCGGCGCTGCTAGAAGCAAGCAAGCTCACGTTAATCGTGTGCGAGAAGAGACGCAGCAAGACCCAGTATTGATGTACACAGCAATGGCAAATCCCGGCTCTAATTTTTCTGTGCCGCCGTCTCAAATTGCTGTCAACATGATAAAGCAACAAGGTGATTTGACCAGAGATCAGGCTGTTATGCTGGACTCGGCTATTGCCAATTTAAATCCAAATAACAAAGACCTGAAAGGAATACCAGAAAGTTGGCCCGGTTATGAATCACCGGAGCAGCTATTGGAATGGCTGACAACAGATTCTCCTACTGCTTCAGCAGGAAACAAGCGTAAAGCCTTTATGGGAGATGCAATATTAAACAAACCAGCTTTTCAGAAATCAGGGTTCCCAATACCAAATGACATTTACTCTGTTGTCAATGAGCAAGAAATGATGAATATGCCCAAAGGCATGAGCGGTGCTAGGGCTATGGTATCAACGGATATAAATCCATCTGACATGGTTGTTGATCCAACTCTGAATAGGTCTTACAACACGATTATTCCGAGTCAAGGCGGAATTGCAATAACGGAACCAATGGTTCCTTATGATGTTATGTATCCTGACCCAATAGCGGCAAGAGCTGGCAGGCATGACCCGTACAGGTCTTTTCAGACATCAGGATCGGCTCAAGATTATCAAATGGCTAATGAACAATGGCTGGAAGGTGTATATCGGAACTTAGAATCTCGTGGATTAAAATAGATTCGTGTTCAGTAAAGCTGCCAGATTCGAATATCTCTTCTGCGGTTAAAATACCTTCAAAATCAAGGTGTCCGAAACAGTCAAAATACTTTTTAATTAAGTCATCCATTGAGTGAGTATAACAAAGTATACGAAAGTGTTAAACAAGTGCATTTGCAATAATTGCTTGCAAAAGCACAATATGTGGTATAGTTAGGCTACAGCGAACTCCACGCTTACTTGGAGGCACGGAACGTCACCGTTTATTTGACGGCATTTACGGAAGGTAAGATGGAACAGGAAGATATTGTCGATGAGGCTGAAATAGAGCTTGAAGACGTAGAAACCGAAGGTCAGGAAACTGGCTCCGAATCATCACCGGATACTGAGGAGGCTCAGGAAAAACAAACCAAACCTGTCTTTGACGATAGGCAGCAAGAGGCGTTTGATAAAGCTATAGCTGAGAAAGTTTTCAAGCTCAGGGAAAAAGAGCGAGAAGCTGAAGAGCTAAAACAGCGTTTATCAAGCCTTGAGCAGCAGATGCCAAAGCAGGAAAGGCCAAACGTGCCGAAGGAGCCGGACCCGTATGCCCTGAGTGATCAGGAGTATCAGCAACAGCTCCGAATGCGCGATGAAGCCATAGCTAGACAGGCTGCATTTGATGCACAGCAGCGCTTCCAACAACAGGAAGCACAGCGTTTGCAACAAGAGCAGGTAATGAAACAGCAGGAGGCTTTGAACGAGAAGGTATCTACCTACTCGCAGCGAGCTGTCCAGCTTGGCATTACTAATGAAGAGTTACAGGCAGCGGGTAATTCCGTTGCTGCGTTTGGCATCTCGGATGATGTAGTCAACTATATTTTAGAGGACGATCTGGGACCAGCCATAACAAAGTACCTCAGTCAGAACGTAACCGAGCTAGACACCATCCGGTCTATGAGTCCGGCGCAAGCTGCGGTGAGGATAGCAACTCATGTACGAGAAAAGGCTGCTGCATTGAAACCTAAAGTAAATGCCGCTCCTGATCCGGTTGAGCAGCCAGCAAAAGCTGGTGTTGCGCCTAAAGCGCGAGGACCGAAAGGAGCAATGTTTGAATGAATGAGGTGATCCGAAAATGGCTAATAATCTTAATAGCAATATTACCCGGAAAGTGGCCCGTGTCTTTTTAGAGGCATTCGAGTCCAGCCGGGTTGTAACAAAGACCGTTGACACTCAACTCCTGAGTGGCAAATTCAACCCATCAAGTGGTAGCAATGTAGACTTCAAGCGTCCACATGACTACAACTCCATCCGTACTTCTGGCGGTAATATTTCATCCGCTACAAAGTCAGACATCATTGCTGGTAAAGCAACTGGTACTGTACAGAACTACTTCACCGTAGCCACTGAGTGGGGAAACGTCGAAGAGGCTCTGGAACTCGACCAGTTGGAGCAAATCCTTAACCCAATGGCACGACGAATCGTAACCGATTTGGAGATTGACCTTGCGAGCTTTATGCTCAAGAACGCATCTTTAAAGTATGGTGCTCACGGTCAGGCTGTTGATGCTTGGGGAGATGTAGCTGGTGCTGGTGCACTGATGGATTCTATCGGCGTACCTGCTGCTGCAGAACGCTACTACCTGATGAATCCTTTTACTACTAGCGCACTTGCTAACATCCAGCAAGGTCTGAACGCATCAGATCAGTTGGTTCGTACCGCTTGGGAGAATGCACAAATCTCTCAGAACTTTGGCGGTCTGCGAGCGCTGACATCTAACGCTCTGTCCAGCTTTACTGCTGGCACTGGCGCTGACCGTGCGGGTACTCTGTCTGCGGCTCCTGACGCAACTTATGTCACAGCTAAAGACACTATGACTCAGACTATCGCCGTTACTGCTCTCCAAGCAAATATGGTAGTTAAGGCTGGTGATATGATCACAATCGCTGATGTGAACCGTCTGAACCTAGACACTCGCACAGCTATGATTGACGCTGCTGGCGCTAACGTGCCGTGGACAGGCGTTGTAACTGCTGACGTTACTCTTAACGGTAGTGGTGCTGGCAACCTTGTTGTTGCTGGTCCTGCGATCTATGAGGCTAATGGTCAGTACAACACTGTAGACGCTGCACCTGCTAACGGTGCTGTAGTTACCGTTCTTAGTGCTTCAGCTACTCTGTACCAACCAAACTTGTTCTTCACTAAGCAAGCATTTGGAATGGGTACTGTGAAACTGCCTAAGCTCTACTCTACTGACACTATTGCTACTACCGAAGACGGTATGAGCATTCGAGTTAGTAAGTACGCAGATGGTGATGCCAACACCCAGAAGATTCGTTTTGACTTGTTGCCTGCATACGCAACATTCAATCCGTTTATGGCTGGTCAAGGCTTCGGCGTAGCATAATCCCTTGAGACGTTATGGGAGCTGTTTAGTATTCGGCTCCCAATTTTTTTATGGCTAAACCGAGAAAAGGCAAAGCTAAAGTTAAGGTCACCAAAAGCGGTAAGCGAGTCTCCTACGGGCAGGCTGGCGAAGCCAAAGGAGGTGGTCCGAGAGTCAAGCCGGGTACAAGTAAGGGTGATTCCTATTGTGCTCGGTCTCTTGGCATCAAGAAAAGATTGCCAAAAGAAAAGCAAAACGATCCCAATACTCCTAACAACTTGAGCCGCAAGCGCTGGAAATGTAAAGGTGCTAAGTCGATGAAAAGCAAGGGTGCTAAGTATGAGTGACGGTCTCTATTCCAATATCCACAAGAAGCGGAAAAGGATAAAGCGGCAAAGAGCGCAGGGCAGAACACCTGAGCGCATGAGATCGCCGGGAAGCGCTGGAGCGCCTACTGCTGGCGCATTCCGACAGAGTGCGCGTACTGCTAAGAAGAAAAAACCAACATTTGAATAGGAGGCAAAAATGCCAAACAAAAAAGGCAAAAAGAAAAAACCATACTAAGCGCGGAGAGTGACGAATGGCTAAAGGTGTATCGCATTATACAAGGAGCGGCAAACTACACTCTGGTGAAATGCACAAGATGGAAGATGGGACGTTGCACACTGGCAAATCGCATACAAAATCTAGCGTTCAACTATTTCACTTAGGCGAATTGTCCAAGTCTGTGCAAAAACGTATAAAGCAAAAAGGAATGAATTTCGAATAATGGCTACTGTGGCGCAGGTTGCAAAGGCATCCTTACAAAGAATTCTAGTGCAGGCCAGTGAGGCACCGCTGCAGCCTGATGAGTATAGTGATTTCATATTTTCTATGAATAACTACATGACCGAGCTAGACGCTCAGGGTATCCAGCTAGGGTACACAGAGGTATCTGACTTAGGTGATGACGTAACGATTCCTACAGGCGCCCTGAGAGGCTTGATTGCTAATATGGCTATAGAGGTTGCGCCTGACTATAACGGCGTGATCTCTCAAGGTCTGGTGAAGGCTGCGCGGGATGGTTTTAACACAATGCGCCTGTTAGGGCAGACATTAGGTAAGAGCAAGAATCCTGCAACACTTCCGATTGGTTCAGGCAACGAAGATACGTTGTTTGGCTTTCCCGGACATTTTTACCCAGAGTCTGAAGAAGAAATATTGGCCGAATCTACTGGCGCGATAGGATTGGAGCTAAATACAAATGGTTGATAGATCGCAGGGCAGGAAGAAGTCAGATTTTGTTGCGAAGACTTCGGTAGACGCTGGCGCGTTTATGGACTACTTCGTAAACGGCACAAACTACAAGATCAGTTACGCTAACTTCGTTGGCGGTCTCGGTGTTACAGGCTCTATCACGCAAACTGGTGCGGCTACTGGTATTGCAGTCTTAGACATAGATGGCTCAGTAAACAAGATCAGGAACATCGAGAGCGGCGCTGGGATATTGGCTAGCGTATCTTCCCAAAACGGTGTAGAGCTAAAGCATAACTTTTCCGCTGATTCTACTGGTAGACCTCTGCTCCTAAACACTACTGACGCTACTCCTGATATAGCCAGTATTGTTGGTGGTGATGGGATAACCGCTACTTCAACAAGTAACTACGTCACGTTATCAGCAGATGCTCTGCCGTATGCTCAGGTGCATATTCAGGGTAACTCTACCGCAACGACCATTGGAACGGCAGGAACGCCAGTTAAAGCCGCAGGCACGTTTACGGTGGGTATACAGTCAGGTTTTACCGGAGATACTACTGGCAAGATTGTCTACAACGGAACAACGACTAGAGTAGTTGCTGTCCACGTTACCGCTACTATTAAGCCTGCGTCTGCAAACAATCAAGACTTGTTTATACAGATTGCCAAGAATGGCACGGTAGAGGCTGGATCTAAAATCGTTAGAGAAGTAGACACGGCGCAAACGGCAAACTGCTCTACGTTTTTCAATGTGTCCTTAGCTCAAAATGATTACGTTGAATTGTATGTTGGTAACGCGACCAGCACAGATAATGTGGTAGTTACTGATGCAATTCTTGGATTAGTTAATTAATGCCAAAAGTCATCCTGCCAATAGCTAACGGGTACTATGAGAGCGATTCTCTGCCGATATCAGCGCAGGAATGCACTAACTTATACCCAAACATAGCTCAGGCTCCTGCGTTGAATCAGGAGACTCTCTTCGGCACTCCCGGACTTACTCAGGTTGCTAGCGCAAGTGAATTAAACAACTGCCGCGGCGCTCATGAAATGAATGGTGTGCCTTACTTTCTGATCGGCAGTCACCTGTACAGTATGGCAGAGGACTACACTCTTACGACAAGAAGCAATGTGGCGATAGGTGGTAGTGGCAGGGTGTCAATGGCTGACAACGGAACGCAGTTATTACTGTTGGTTCCGGGCGGTGCTGGATACATCTACAATCACGTTGCTAATACTTTTGCTCAGATTACTGATTCTGATTTTACGGCTAACGGTAATCCGCAGCAGGTTGTTTTTATTGACGGGTTTTTCTGCCTAACGACAGACACCAAGAAGTTTATTGTCAGCGCATTGAATGATGGTTTGGCGTATAACGCGCTAGACTTCGGCACTGCAGAGTCGGACCCAGATGAAATCGTTGCTCCGATAGTTTTCAAGAACCAGCTATTTATCGGCGGTTCGCAGACGATAGAAGCATTTCAGAACATTGGCGGCGCTGACTTTCCGTTCCAGCGCACAGGGTTGTTCCTGAGTAAAGGTATATCTAGCCCGTTTAGCATTCAGTCTATTCAAGATACGTTTGTGTTTGTTGGTGCTGGTGCGAATGAGTCGCCTGCGATCTGGGCGCTAAACGGTAACAGTGTAGCCAAGATATCTACCACTGCGATAGACAAAGAGCTAAGTGCTCTTACTGAGGCCCAGATACTTGATATATATAGCTGGTCATACGCAGAAAAAGGTGCGTATTTTGTTGGCTTTGCGCTACCCGGCACTACGTTGGTTTATGACACGATCAGCAAGCGATGGCATGAAAGGAAGTCATTTGTTGATGGCGCTCTAGGTGCGTATCGGGTAAACGCTTTGGTCCGTGCATACAATCAATTGTGGGCTGGCGATCTGGTAGATGGAAGGGTTGGCCTGTTAGGCCAGAATGTGTACACAGAATATAACACTGAGATTCGCAGAACTATCGTAACTCAGCCGTTTCAAAGCAATATGCAGTCGTTTGTGCTGCCAGAGCTAGAGCTTACAGTTGAAAGCGGTGTAGGTAATTCGTCTGCTGTGGACCCGAAAGTGGGATTAGAGCGGTCTGTAGATGGTAAAATATGGTCAGATGCTAGATACCGCAGCATTGGTAAGGTTGGCGAGTACAACCGCAGGGTGATATGGAACCGAAACGGCAGGGCTTCACGATTTGAGCTTTTTAGGTTTACGATGAGTGAGCCTGTAAAGCCAGTATTTATACAGATGACTGCTGACATTGTGGCAACGCAATGAGCTATAAGCTAAACGCGGCTCAGCCGATAGTTGATGCTAATGGCACGATGGAGCAGCCATTCAGGCAGTTTACGCAGGAAGCGGCTTTATCTATACCGATAACGGGTGCAGGAAGCCCAGAGGGTGTAGTTGAAGCGGTACAATTTAGTTTATATCTCGACACCACTGGAAGCGCGGGATCAATTCAATACAGAAAAATGCAGCCTGAGATCGGTGGTGACCGAAGTAAGGGTTGGATAGCGGTTTAGGAGAACACAGATGCCAGTACCATTATTAGCGGTAGCAGGAAGCCTTGCGGGCGCGGCGGCGGGAGCGTATGGCGCTAGGCAGGCAAGAAAAGCTGCAGAAGGCCAAACAGAATCTTCAGAACGTATGCGCCGTGAGGCTATGCAGGCCATTCAGAACTTCGGTCAAGAGGCGTTAGAGCCATTAGCTCCAGCATATCAAAGGTCTCAGGACATCCGGCAAGAGAGCGCAAACAGGGCGCTAGCTTTGGCTGGTTCTATGTTTAGACCACAGCTAGAGCAATTCCGGGAAGGTAACTATATGGCTCAGCAGCGAATCGCTGAGGCGGTTCCTTTTCGTATGTCAGCTCTTCTTGGAACTGGTTCATTGGGATATATGCCGCAGGCTCAGAATGTTGGCGGTCAGTTAGATTATTCAGTGCTAGCGCCTTTGGGAGTGGTCAACACAGCAGATCAAGCTCCTCCAGTGCAGATGCAGTTTACTCCTGTTCCGGGCGGTCAGGGACAAGCCACACAACAAGCAGCCGCGCCAGTTGATCAAATGCAACAAGCAATGCTGACATTCCAAAGCGATGGGCAGATACCGTTATGATGAGAGGCAAGCGAGAAGATACAGAGGGCGTAAGAGAAGCCGAGTTTATTGTTCTCGATTTCATAAAGTCTACGCCAAATGCCACGGTCCCAGAGATCGCTAGGCTTATTGATGATGTCGGCGCTGATCTTAATTACATTGCAAATGTGATGGGTGTTGATCCAGCGGTTGCGAGACAGGCTTATGATCAGGTTATAACTGATGCGCCTCCTATCCAGCAGGTTATTGAGAAGCAGGTCCAATCTGAACCTGTTAATACTCCTACTCGGCCACTTGATAAGGTGATAGATACATCTCGCCCAGCATTTACACAAGAAGATATAAACAGGGCTGTAGGTGAGCTATCAAGCGGTGCGAAGACTCCACAGCAGGTTGCTCAAGAATATGGCGTTAGCGTTGATTACGTTAACAACAATCTTGGCAGAATACAGAGTCAGGTGTTTGATGATTTAGCGTCTGGAGCAACAACCGCTCAACAGGTAGCTGACCAGTATGGTTTAGGGCTTGATTTTGTGAACAGCGCGTTTGATCGCATGAGAGCAGAAAGAGTGCCGCCTCCTGCTACACAGGCGGCTGTAACGCCTCCTCCTCCTCCTGTAACTCCTCCTCCGGTTGTTTCGCAACCTCCTGCAGTTGCGCCGCCTCCGGTTGTTTCGCCTCCCGTGACCACGGTCCCGGATGCAAACAATCCCAACCTTTTAAGAAACGCACAAACAGGCGGTATGGCTGGCCCACAGCTACCAGTAGGTTTGGCAGCAGCAGAACAAGCTGCGTTAGGCGGCGCAGGAAGGGCTACAGGGCTTTTGGGAACTACCGCAGGCGCAGCAGGCAGAGAGCTGACCGCTGGCACACTGGGCGGCATAGGAGCGCTCAGAGGCGGTATAGGCCAAGCCAGACAAGATATCATGCAGGGTACTCAAACAGGCATAGGCGCTCTCCAGCAAGCTCTGGGAGGCGCTAGGGCTGACATTGAGTCAGGATTCCAGCGAGCAGAGGGTATGTTTGATCCATACGCTCAGGCTGGTGGTCAGGCGCTACAACAGCAACTGGCGCTCTCTGGCGCTTTGGGACAAGAAGCATTTCAGCAGGCTTATCAGGAAAGCCCACAGATGCAATTCCTGCGAGAGCAGGGTGAGCAGGCAGCCCTCCGCACCGCAGCCGCT